ACGTCACGGCCGATTGGTACACACCGCCCGTGGTGTAGTCGGCGGCCGTGAGCGTGATCGCCTGGCCGCCCGCGGTGTAGTTTGTGCCGGACGCCTCGTTCGCCGAGATGTCGCTGTACTGCTGCTGGGTGTTGCGGTTGGCGATCGGCACGGTGCCCGTGAACAGGGCGATTTTGAACGAGTCGGTGCCCACGACAACTTTGCCCTGATTCAAGGCCGTGAGAAACTTGGTCGGAGCGTAGGAGGCCATGGGCGCGAGACTCCCGTGATTAGCTGACGCGGACCTTGACGGCCCCGCTGGTCTGGTAGAGGCCACCCACGGGCACGCCGCCCGCTGCCGCTGCGGCGTCGTCGGCATAGTCGACAACCGTGACCTTGGATTGGCCCGTGACGGTCTCCGAGGCGAACGTAGCAAGCCCCGTGGTCGAGAGCGTCTGGAACGAGCCGGTGCCGTCGATCCACGCCGTGCATGTGACGGGCTGGCTGTTGTCCGAGGTGAACCCGAGCCGGCCGTACACCCAGGCCGCGAGGTTGTTGTAATCCTCCATCTTGAACGTGAATCGATACGTCTTGTTCGTGCCGCTGCCGGCCGCGGCCGACGCGGCGGTGACGTAATTGACCCCGTCCGAGGACAGGTACAGTGTCGCTCGGGCGGGGGTATTGGGCGGGACGTCGCCGGTCGCGATGGTTGCCGTGACAATGAGCGTCGGCGCGAACGCGAAGACGGACGACAGCGAGCCATCTCGGCTCGACGGGTCCGGGTTGGCCGGCGCGAAGATCTGCACATTCATTCGAATTGCCCCAGAGAGATGAGGGGCGACGGCACCGGGGTGCCGCCGCTTGGGATCAGGGCTTGAGGTATCGGACGAACAGCGTGCCCACGAGGCCCGTGGTATCGGCCGAGCCGGTCACGGTCACGTATTGCACGCCGGTCAGGAGTTGACGCTCCTTGCCGTTCGTGCTCTTGTCGGTGGTGTTCACGGCCATGACCGGGCCTGCGGTGGTCCCGACCGCGAACGCGTCGATCAGGTTGGCCGCCGAGGTGGTGGCGTTGGCCGCCACGCCCACGGAGGCATTCGCGGCCCCGGTCGACTTGGTGGTGTAGTAGAGGATGGTTTCCGTGATCATGATCGGGCCGCCTTCCGGAGGCGCCCACGACGCGATGGCGCCGCCGGTCGTCGCAGTCGTACCCACCAGGGGGATCGCCGCGACGTTGAAATACTCGGTGTCGAAGGCGTACACCGTGACCGCCGCGCCGGTGTTGCCCGCGAACTTGACCCGGAAATACTTCCAGTTCTGGCTGTTTGACAGGTCCAGATATTTGAAGAAGTTAAATGCCTGGATGTACGCCGGACTCGGCGCGATGCCGAATGTCAAGGTCTCGATCGAGGTCCAATTTACGTTGTCGGTCGAGAGCTGCAGTGTCGCCTGACATGGCGTGGTTGGCGGTGACGTCGTGCTGTTGGTGCATTGCACCACGAGCCGGTTGCCGCCGTTGAACACAAAGCTGGATGACGTCACCGTTGCGGCGTCGGCCAGCGATTGGGAGGCCAGAATCGTACCCACGGCTGAGGCTCCTTTCCGGGGTCGTATGAATGGATGAGAGAATAATCCCCGGAAGGGATCAGGAGTTGATGAGGATGCCGAAGTCCGGACGGATGACCTTCGCCACCATCCCGTAATCCATCGTCAGCAGCCACCCCGACTTGAGGTGCTGATACGAGAGCATCACCCGGACGGGCAGGCCCTTGAGCATCATCAGGCGGCTCTGGATGTGGCCGTTGTTCACGATCTCGAGCGGCCTGACGGCGAGGGCGATCGCGTATCGATGCATCGCGATACCCGTGTACGTGGTCCGCACATAGGTTTTGCCCGATGCGGTGGTCCCGCCGTATGCCTGGCTGAGCACCAGGGCCGTATCGCTCGTGACGGAGGCCACGCGATACGAGGTCGTGTCGGTCCCGACCGTGATCCAGCTCCCGGCCGTGGCCTGACTGGTGAACGTGGTCGAAGATCCGGTGACGGCCGTCGAGTTGGCAGTGACGGAGACGGTGCCGGTCAGGTTGGCCGTGACCGAGGTCGGTGCCTGCTGGTCGTACCGCCGCTTGAAGTTGAAGGCGTTGTTGCCCGGGTTGTCCACCTCGGCCGCGCCCTGACGAGTGCCGGCCGCCACAACCGCGCCCACCAACGACTCCTGATACCAGTTGGAGTCAGTCAGCATGTTGCGGTGAATGTTGTTGTGATAGATGAGGCTGGCGTTCTCAGGGTCCGAGATCGGGACCTTATTCCCGACCAGCACATCCCACGCATTGGCAGCGTCGTCGATCGAGATCTTGGCCAGCCCGGACGAGGTGATCGCCGGATAGGCGTTGAAGTTGGTCGAGTTCAAGAGGGCCGCGACCTGGCCGTTCGCATATTCCATGGCCCGCTTGTAATTCGGGTCGAGGAATTGCTCGATGATGTCGGTCTCGGTCTGGAACTGTTCGAAGTCCCGGACCAGGATCGCCTTGCCGGGTCGCTGCCCGAACGGCACGTCTACGTAGCTGGGGTTGAGGTCGTCGGGATTCCAGTCGTTCGCACTCTGATCCGTGTACGCCCCGAGATCGGGGAAGTAGATGCGGATCTGCTGCCCGTTCCGGACCACCTCCGGCCGGACGTCGAGATAGACGGAATCGATGTAGCCGAGCTTGCCGACTTTGGCCTTGTTGTAGTCCCCGCTGGCGGCGGTCAGCCGCTCGAGGAATCCGGTTACTGTGTTCGCCAAGGGGATGCTCCTGTAGCGGCATCCCACCGGGGCTCACGCCCCTCCGCCGGCCCGAGACGACCGACGCGGATTCGATTGTTTGATTACGGGGCGATATCTCGTCACCCCTCCGCGGTCAGACTTCCCCGCGTACGACCCGTTCTTTCGCGTAGGCCGCCATCTTCTCGTGATTGCGGAAGAAAAACTTCGCGTCCGCGTAGTGCTCCGGGCCGTATGTGGTACCCGACGCCTGGCCGCCGCCCTGGCCGCTCCCGGGGGCCGGATTCGGCAGGGTGTCCGGGTTCGGCGGCGGTGCCTGCTGCTGTTGCTGCTGCCCGAACGCCCAACCGCGGGATTTCTTCTGCTCCGCGACCAGCTTACCCATCGCCTCCATGTCCGGCTCATCGCTGTCGGCCTGGACCTTGGAGAGGTCCCACAGGTCGCCGAGCTTCGCCGGATCCGCGCCCGCCTTGAGCGCGATTTGATCGAAGGCCTGGCGGTGCTTGAGGCCGCGGATCTGCGCGGTGAGGGCCTTGACGTCGCTGTTCGCCGCCAGGCTGTCTCGCTCCGCGGTGAGGGCCTTGATCGTCCTCTCGGCTTCCCTCAACGCCTTGTTGGCGTTCTCCGCGTCGATGCGATACCTCCGGAGAGCACCGCTAAGGTTCTGATTGCGGTCCAAGATTTCCTTTACGGGAATCCCAGCCGTTTGCTGGATAATATCGGACATCTCTCGCTCCACAGACGCAAAATGGTTGATCTCAGCCGGCGGTATTCTTGGCCTCTTCGACCTTCTTCCGCCACGCGCGTGCGACCGCACAGCAAACCCGGATCGCCACGCCCTCGATCTCGATCTCGCTGGCGGGATAGCCCGAATCCATGTCCTCGTGGCACGAGACGCAGCAAGGCGTCTGCTCGTGGCTGATCCCTATCAATTTCCGGAGGAACTCCTCTTGCATCAGCTCTCGTCCTCGGCCTGTTCGTCGGCCGCATCGGGGTTCCCCGGCTCCTCCTCCTCGGCCTTCTCGACCAGGGAGGGGGCGACTCGGGCGAGTTCCTTGTTGTCTTCCTCGATCTGCTTGGCGATCTCGAGCGACTCCTCGCGGCTGACGCCGTACCACTCCGAGACGCCCATCAGGAAGCTCTTGAATCCGCCCCTGATCTCGCCGACGAGCATCTCGAGCCGGTCGGGGCTCGGGATCGGCACGGAGGGCTGAGGCCAGCCGAGGATCAGCCGCCCGGCCTTCGCCGCGGCCAGGAGGAACGGCTTGGAGTAGTGGTTGCCGCAGCAGACCAACGTGCGTCTGGCGATGTCGGTCTCGTAGGTGCCGAATGGCGCCCGTCGCTTGCGTGCCCGAGTCAGGAGCGGTGCCTGTTCCGCGAGGATCGCGATCCCGGAGGCCGCCCCGGTCTGCTCCATCCTCACCGCCGTGAGGGGCACTCGCGCCGCCTCGAGCGCCTGATTGGTGTACTTCAGCAGGTCATCCCACGCCCCGGCCGAGTCGATCGTGACCTGGAGGTAATACAGCCTCGAGGGCTGGCCGGTGGCGTAGCCGTCCGCGGTCATCACCGGGGCGGCCATCGGCATCCGGATGAACCGGCCCGGCTCGACGATCGGCTTCCACAGCTCGTCCACGCCCTCGGCGAGGGGGAGCGGGTTGAGGTGCTTGTTGATCGACTCGTCCAGCCGGCTTAACCTGTCATCGATCCGGATCTCGGCCTTGCTGAGAAGGTCGCCGATGCTCGAGACGCAGAAGTCGCGGATCGGCAGCTTGTAATGGACGAACGAGAAGGGGATCGTGCCGTAGCGGTGCGGCTCCTTCGACTGGAGTTGCACGCCACCCCGCCAGTCGTCGGCCTTCTTGCTGACGAAGGTCCACACCTCGGCGTCGGACCATAGCCGCCATCGCGTCTGGAGGTCGTACTTATCCCTCACCGCGACCGCGACCGGCTCTCGCTGGTCATCCGGCGACGTCCAGGCTACGAACTGCTCCCGCCCCCAGAGGCGATACGTGACTGGCTTCTCAGCGTACACCCCCTGGCCGGCGTCGATCTGGATGGCCGACACGTCGTTGAGCGTCGAGAGCTGGTCGGCCTCGCCCATCAACGAATCCATGTGGTTGTCGGCCCATACCCGCTGCAAGAGCTCGTCGCCGGCCTTCTCGGTGTACGCCCGCTGAGGGCCGGGCGAGTACAGGTGCTCGGTCAGGATTTCGACGCATTCCCGGAGGAACCCGGAGGGGCGGTGAGGCCTGCCCGCGAAGTCGAAACTCGACTCGGCGTCACGCTTGAAGTCGGCTTCATACCTGAAACCGTCGTAATCGAAGAATGCTTGCCTCTTGAGCGCATCGTCCAATCCGGTCCGCTCGTTCGGCAGGCCGCTCTCGATCTCCTCGGCGAATGGCTGGAGGCTAGTTGGCATCAGTCGGCCGGTGTCCAGGTGGGATCGAAGATGTAGGCGCCGCCGAGGAGAAGGATCGTCAGGCCGGACAGGGCCTCGATCGGCGAGGACGCGGTGTGCTCGACTTCGCCCTTGGCGATTCGGGCGGTCCACTTGCCGTCCACGGCGATGATCTCGATCACGTTCTGATGCAGGATTTCGTCGCCCATCACTTGCCTTTCAGGCAGATATCCAGGACTTCCTTCAACGCCGGGCCGATCTTCTTGCACCGCTCGCATTCCACCGCGGGCGGCTTCCGGGCCTCGAAGATGAAATGCCGCCTGTCGGGGGTTAGCGTGGCGTCAAACCAGGGGACTTCTTCGGTGCGGCTCGACTCCGGGAAGAAATCGGCAATCGCCGTGTATTCGATCTCCATCGTCAGGAAGTGCTGCTCAGCCTTCAGGACAATCACTGTGTCCATCACGCTACGAACGGCCGGGTGCCCTTCAACGACCAGACGGAATGGCAGGGCGAACTTCGCGACTCTCATGGATCACCAGGAAAAGGACTGGATCAATGCGTCCGCAACGTCCGGCGAGTGGCCGAGGATTTCGGACCAATCTTTCTTCGGCAGGAGCTTCGTCAGCTTGCCCTTGAGTTCGTAAGTGAGCGGCTTGAGTTCCTCTCGCAGCCGGGGGTACCAGGGGCCGGGCGGGATGCTGAACGGCACCTGTCCCGAGTGGGGGGATCGGACGTCCGGCACATGGGTCACGTCGAGTCGTGTTCGCAGCCGCCAAGCCGCTTCCGAGCGGAGATTCGTGAACGAACTCCTATCTCTCGGATGACCTTCGCCGATATAGCCGATCGCCGCCTGGAGTCCGTGTCTCGCGAGGTGGTTCGGCATCGCACGGCCGATCCCAAGGCGATCGTAAGACATCCGAGAAGCCTGGATAGACCACTTGCGGCCAAGGCGAGCCATGCCCTCAGCAGCCTCGGGAAGGCCCATCGTGGCCGACAGTTCAACCTCCAGTATCCCGTTGTCGTCCCGAACGAGTATGCAGGTGCTATCCCGCCCCACGCCCTCGCCGAGGCCGCAAGAGAGCCGGCGTGTCGCATGGATCGGATGATTCGCCGGTAGGCTCTGTCTGGGCCAACTCGCCGCGAAGTCAAGCCAGTTCTCCGGGATGAGGATGTCGGCCGCTATGACCGGCCGGATGGCGAGGACGTGGACCTTATACCACAGCGAATTCACGCCGTAGCGACGGGCCATCGCGTCGATCCAGGTCTTGCTCGCGAGGCCGTACTTCGACTTCTCCTTGCCGGCGTCGGGGCTGGCGGTGGATGGCACGTTGAAGTGCTTGCAGGCCAGATGGGCAGGTATGCCCTGTCTCGCGTCCTCGGCCGCCTGATCGCAGTAACCGACCGCCCATCCATCCGGCCGGATCGGGTTGAAGAACAACGCCATCTTCTCGGCGTTGAGACTGTCGATCGCCTCCCCGATCTCCGGCTCGAGCCCGGACGCCTCGGTCACGATCACGAGCAAATGCTCGGCATGCTGACCGCTCGCCCGCTCAACGCTGGTGGTGCTGTAGGCCAAGGCCTGCCAGCCGTGATCGAGCACCACGGTCTGGGGGCTGGTCTTGATCCCGCTCGAAAGGTCGGCCTGGAACACCTCCGGGAACGTCCGGAATAACTCGTTCCGCTCCGGGTCGATCGCCCTCCGTACTTCCTTCCACGTCACGCTGCCGAGCACCGTTTGCGATGGCCCGGTCACGATCACCAGGCCATCGGGGCGGGTCCACAGCCACCAGGCCACAAGGCATCCGATCAGGTAATCCTTGCCGAGCGAGTTGCCGGTCTCGCAGCAGACCACCCGGTATTCGGCTATCGCCCTGGCCCACTCGAGCTGGCCCCCGATCTCCGGGTTACTCCAGAACGCGGGGCGGCCGAGGACGGCCGAGTTGAAGAGGTCCGGATCATCGTAGCAATCGGCGAGAAGCTCAATCAGACCCTCGGTTTCGTCGCCGATCCTCTGCACGCTTCTTCGCTTCCTGGACGATCTGACGGCGATTCATCGCCTTGCCCTTCGACGCCTCGCCGGTCCACAGGCCGTGATACAGGCCGAGTTGCTTGAGCGCCTCGACCGGATTGAGGATCTCGATCTCAGGGCCTTCCTTGCCGCCCTTGAGCTTCCGTAGGAGCTTCGTCTTGCTGGCCTTCTTGGCCCGCTTGAGGTCGACCTTCCATTCGCCCGAATTGTCGATACTGAGGAAGAAACCAAGGTCTCCCGATGCGATCTCGGAGAGCCTCGCAAGTATCTCATTGGCCGGCATCGCCGCGTCCGCAAGCCTGGCGTCGATCGCAGCCTGGATTTCATGTTTTTTCAGGGTGTCATGGCCAGCCTGCCCTGGATTGCAGTATCCCGCAATCCGGGCCGCTTCGGACGCATTACCCCCCGCCACCCCAAGGTAGGCTTCGACAAACAGGCGTTGCTTATAAGTGAGAGACACACGTCACGCCTCTTCGCCCGAACCCCACAACCAATCCGCCCCGACCAGCAAGATCAAGAGCACCATCGCGACGACCAGGCCGACGTCCTGCGGGCAGAGCGCCATGTGGTACCACACCCCGACGATCTCGGTGCTGAGCCTCGCGAACCACACGCAGAGACCTATCGCGATCGCGAGCGGCCAGAATCCCGCGGGCCAGCGTTGCCACCAATGCCAGGTCAGGGCTGTGACCAATTGCCGAAAAACACGACGTCGGAGCTGCCGCCGCAGTCCTTCCCACGCCATGTGATGGTGGTGTGGTAGGGGGCCGGACTCAGGTACGTGTCGAAGGGCAATGACCCGTCGAAGTCTTCCGCAAGCCCACAACCGGCGTAGATGTTTCTCACATCCTGATACGTGTGGGTCACTCCGAACGCATCTGTCGCATAGATGGTGAATGTCGATTCGACACAACAATCCGCAGTCCCGGTCAGGAAGCAATGGATGTCGCACCAGTAATTGAGAGTGTGAGTCCCATTTCCGTTAGTCACGTACTGAAAATGGACACCACCAGTAGAGGGGTAGCAATACCAGGCCGATGCCGCCGAGGTGAGGACCGAGGAAATCGCGCCTGTGGGCAGCATCGACGCAGCGACGGCCTCGGTCGCCTTGACGCCGGAACTCACCTTCTTGCCGTCGAGGCACGGCTTGCAGGCCGGCTTGCCACGCCCCTCGGCGATCCGGCGATTGAGCGACCTTGCTACGGGATGCGGCCCGAATTCGATCGCCAGGAAGACGCCGACGAAGGCCATGAGCGAGAACCACGCGACGGGGTGGCGGCGGAATACGCGAGTCAAGGCGATGCTCCGATTGGTGTGAGATTCAGTCCCGGCAGACACGATCACCCGCCTTTCTCTTGCCCCCGTGGGGCGGCTTGAGGACGCTCCAGCTCGCGGAGGTAGTGGGCCGAAACGAATTCGATCCCGCTGATTTGTCGCACTCGCACGACGCACCGCCCGAGAGTCTCCCGCACGTCGATGACCCTGGCTTCGACGCCTAGGGACTTGATGCGCACGGTTTCGCCGACTCCGGGCGGTTCGTGGAGCATGGTCAGTCCGGGTATCCGATGATGACCTGTCCGAGGTAGTCGCCCGGGGGCACGCTGGGGTATCCGATAGTGACCTGTCCGCCATCCGGCGAGAGCGACGGCGCGGACGACGTGTAGGCGTGCCCGCTGGAGATCCACTCATCGGCCGTGGCCGGGAGGCTCGAACCGGCCGCCGCGAGGTACACCCTGACTTCGCTGGGCACGTTGACCGGCTGACTCGGCGAGGTGAACGACAGGGCTACGCCGGTCGGGTCGGTGGAGACGATCGAGGCCGCCATGTCAACGCCCACGGGGGGCGGAGGCGGCGGCGGGATGGTGAACGCGAACGAAGGCCCGAGAACGTATCTCACGGGTTAGTCCTTGCGGTAGATGAACCAGGGTCCGAGGCCGCGGCGATTGACCGGCCGCCTCACGGTTTTGGGTCGGAGCCGCCCAGCCCCTTGAACTTGGCCATATAGTCGGCCGCCGCCGCCTCGCCGAACTTTCCGGCGATCTGTTCGGAGCCCTTCAGCTTGGCCGCCTCCTCGATCGAGTCGAAGGCGGACTTGAGCTTGGCCGCCGGAGAGTCGCCGTCGCGGTGGAAGAACCAGAGGTAGGCGAGGCCTCCGCCGATCACCCACGGGAGGGCATTACGGGGCACGCCGCCCCTGAACCCGGGGAGCTGAACCCGGCCGGACGGCGCCAGCAAGACCAGGAGTAGCACGACGGCCGCCGCCGCGACCGCGATAAGATCCCAACTCACCTATGCCTCCGCAGGTAGACGACCAGTGCCACGAACGCCATCGCCGCGGCGAGCAACACCGAGGTGTATGCCCGCAAGTCGGATTCGATCCGGCGTATCGGCGCCGGGGGTGGACAGCTCGCGTCGTCCTGCCCGATCACCCGGGCGAGCGTGTCGGGGTCCGAGGCCCGGATCGTGGGGCCGTCCTTCAGTCGGGCCATGTCCAGCCCGAAGTTCTTGGTCAATGACTCGGCCGGCACCAGTCGGTAGCCGGCGAGGTCGTTTGGCTGCTCGTCGGCCCACCACTTCACGGTGTTCTCCCCTTCCTTCCAGCCGTAGACGAGGCGTTTCGTGCCATCGGGGTCATTGACCACGAGCCACGCCTTCTCCGGCTGGTCCTCTGGCCGCCAATGGATCATGCCCCCGGCATCGGACCACCCGATTACGTGCCGATCCTCCTTGACCGTGATCGTCGCGTAGTGCCACGACTTGGCCGGAGCCGGCGATGTGCCGACGAGCCCGGCGAGGATCAGAACGAAAGAGCCCATCGCCTCCGCTCCCGTCTCCGCTTGATCGCCACCGCGGCCAGCAGGATCACCGCGGCCCAAAGCCCGAACCCGGCCGCCGCCTGCTCCGGGGGGAGCCACACGAAACCCCAGCCGTTCCCACCGTCCGGGAATCTCCGGGCATACTCGGCCGCCGGCATCCAGTGGTATTTCCCGGGGTCGTTGTTATCCACGACGCAAGCCCACTGATCATCCAGATGGGCAACCGAGATCATGTGATGGATCGGGGCGTAGCCGTACTGAGCCCCGGTGTTCATCGTGGTCGCCACCGGATAGCCGGCCGCGTTGTATTGCTTCACCAGCTCGGGAGTCTTGCCCTCCCAACTGAACCACTTTGCGTCCGGCATCACCGCCTTGAGCAAGGCCTCGAGCTTGCCGGGATAGTATCCGCCCTTCGCTTTCTTGGCGGCCTTCCAGAGGGCCGATTCCTTGAGCGTGGGCAGGTCGCCGATGCTCTGGTATGCCCCGTCCTGGATCAGGCTCGAGATCACGCACAAGCCGGCCCCGTCGCTCCCCCCCTCGTTCCTCACGTGGTACTTCGGCGGTATCGGGGCATTCGCCATCGTGCCGTGGTACTCGGGCGATGTCGTCGCCTCCTCGCCCCTCCTGTCCTGCCCGTGGGCAGGGCAACAAAAAACCGCGACCATCAGGGCCGCGGCGAGCGAGAGGCGGGGCATCGGGGGAACTCCTACTTGATCTCTTTCTTGGCCCGGGATCGATTGAGGATTTCGCCGAACTTGTGGAAGAACGCCGCGGAGCCCTCGAGTTGCCTCGCCTTGGCCGCCCGGCGATGGTCGCGGACCGCGGTCATCTCGGCCTGATGGGCCTCCGGATCGGCGGCGGCCCTGGCCTTAATCTTGGCTGCATATCTTCGCTGGCTCCGCTCCATCGCGAGGAAGTCTTTCAGGTCCGTCTCGGCCATTAGTTCACCGTGAGTTGCGGAGGCTGGAATTGCACCAGCGATCTCGAGGTTATGAGGCTCGCGAGATACTCCTTCTCCACTCCGCACTGTATTTGGCCGGCGTCTCACCCGGCCCGGGAGGTATCGCTTACCGTAGCGGCCGGACGCCGGGCATCACTCCGGCTCTCGGGGGCAATCTCCGGCGGGAAAGTTCGAGGCCCCCAAAGCCCTTTCCGCGAGGGCGATCGCTCGTGATTTGGTGGCGGTTCACGGCTATCGCCACCCCCTGGAACCGCCAAGGTAGGGGCAGCGTCAGGAGCCGAGGGCACTCCTGAAACGCAGGGTGTTTTCACGGTGATTCGTAGTATGGGGCGTGTTCGTCGAGATCGGCCTTGGCTCGATCGAGGAGCCCCGGGCCGATCGGGGCAGGGGACTCGTCGTCTCGCCTCCGGAAAGTGTCCAGGAAGCGGCGGTGATGGCAGGCGGGGCAGGCACAGTCACGGGCGTGCGGCCTTGCGTTTTCCATCGGCCTTGCCTTTCGCTTTGGCTTTCGGGCTCTTGCCCGTCCCGCCGAGGATCGCCGCGGGTATCGGCCTGACCTTCGGCGGTGGCAGATCGCCCGGCCTGATCCTCATGCACTCGTAATGATCGCAGCCGGAGCGGCCGCAACACTCGAGGTAGATCCGGGAGCCCTTCTTAGGGAGGCCGCCCGGGTGGATGTCCTGGCAAGTCGTCCGCGGGGTGAGGGGCTTGCATCCGTAGGCCGGGACGAGCCGGACGGGCTTCGGGTCGATCACCGGGGCGATCCAGTCATCCCACAAGCCTTTGGCCACGCAACTTCCTCGCTTCCTCGGGAGTGCCCTCGATGATGCGTTTCACCTGATTGGCGTGCTTTACACCGAAGAACCTCCCGATTTCGCGAAGCGACCAGCCCTGCGCCTGCAACTGGCACATGGCGACGGCCCTTGCCCGCAACTTCCGCACGTCGTCCCGATGCTCCTGACGAGGGCTCACGATCTGGCTTCCGCTCGGTCCGGTCCAACTCATGGTTGCGGCCCTCGCACACGACTGCCTTTTCGCCCCTTATCGCGTAGTGTTACACGATACGCTACAAGGCTAGCCTATGAAAAGGCTTAAATTTTCCGGGCCGTTACGTCGGCGGTTTCGGCTCGCCTCGGCCGTGCTCGGCGAGGACAACGCGAGCTTCCCAGACCATTAGCGGTTTCAGGGTGTTCGCGACCAGGTTCCCACAGTGACGATTCGCCGTATCCGGATTTTCGTAAAGCCCTTCTCCGACCGCCTTGCACGGGTCCGGCAGCTCGGCAATAAACCAGACCGTTTTGCCCTCCGTCGCCGGCCCCGGCTTCGGCGCCTCGCGGGCGGGGTCGGAGGTGCGGCGGTTCCAGATTTCCGCGTCGATCCATTCATTACAAGATAGACAGCCGGCCAAGCGGTAGCCGAGCACATCGCGGCCCACCGCCTCGCCCCCGCAGAACGGGCACGGCTTCAGTCCTCCTGCCATCTCCTTGACTGCAACTTCAATAGGCTTGTCTTTCCAACCTTCTTGCTGCCCCATCTCTCCCCTCCCCTCGGATAAACGCCCCGCCGCCCCGGTTGTTCAGGCAGTTTCGGCGGGGCTCTGCAACCAAATCAAACCCTCTCGTGACTGGATGAAAATCGGTATCGTTGCTCGGCTGCTCTGAGGCTCCGCCCGGCTACTGACCGCCGCCCGGCGAAGGTGCCGAGCCTGCGGATTCCCGCTCGCCGGGGGCGGGGTGTTTCATACAAGCGGGGATCGGGTGACACGTGCTGGCGTCGCACGGCTCGCAATAGCACCAGAGTTCAATCGTGCCTCTAGGGTGCTCGGTAACTACTTCCGTCCGATCGCACTCTTCCCCGCAGAACTTGCAGATCGGCCTAGGGTAATCGCTCATCCCGTCCCCTCCTCCTTCGCCGCGTCCGCCGGCGCGTCGGGCGTGATCGGCACGAGTGCGCGATATGCGGCGAGGGCATCATTCCTCATCTCCATCGCTCCCCACAACTCGGCCGATCTTTGGCACTCATTTGCATGTTCACACGCCCTCGCCAGCCGTTCCGCCGCCTCGAGCGTGCGGGCGATGGTCGGGTCTAATGTGCGGCGGTTCCAGGCGTCGGCGTTACAAGCCTCGGCGCCGCAACCGCCGCAACTCGGGATAGGTTTCCCGCTATAACTTTTTGTGGGCGTGTAAATCCGGGTGTGCCCGCAGAACGGGCATGCGGCCAACCCTGCCACCGGTTGATGTATTGGCGAGTACACTGCCTATCCCCTCCCCGGCCAGGCCGGGCGTCAGTCCGGCTGCTTCGGCTTCTGTTTCGGCTGCGGCAGAAGGTCACTCACCTTCCGCTCGCTCGCGACGAAGTATTCTCCGGTGATCGCCCTCGCCCTCTTCGCCTCATTCACGGCATGGGCCTCTGACAGGAAAGCCCAAGCGTGTATCACGTCCACAGTGACGGCGTAGCAGAGGTGTTTACCCGCTCGAGTCAGGTAGCCTTTCGGCCCGACTAACACCCACATCGTCTCCGGCGGGGGCTTGGCGGTGCCTTGCGGCAATCCTCGCCTTGATCGACTCGATTGCGTTGTGGAGGTCGATCCAGTCGGCCTCCGTCCAGTCTCGGCCGTCGATCGGTATGCCGTCACGGTTGAGCCTCTTCAGCCTGGTCTTCATCGGCCGATCCCTCGAGTAACCGCCTGGCATCGGAAACAATCGAACGCAACTTGCTGTAGTGATCTGTCCTGGATTCGTTGCTCCACTCCACCAGCCGCCGCAGGATATCGACCGCCGGATGCGGTTCAGGAGCCCCGATAAGGTCCCTGTCAAGAATCTCCGCGATCTCCTGGTCTGAGAGCTTGTCCCACGCCCCGCCGCTCAATCGGTGCATTTCCCTGGACGTCTCCAATATGCTCATCAGCCGCGCCCTCCAACCTGAACTCCACCCCGCCGCATTCGCATACCGGCACGAGCCACGAGCGCCGCCGGTCGCATCGGTTGCAGGTCCGCAGGTATCGCGGGTCATCAGGGGCCGGAGGCTCCGCCTTGGCCCGCTTGCGGTCGCTCATGATGCATCCCCGCCGTTGCCTTCATTGCGGCCCTGGTGTTCGAGTAGCACATCCATCGGGAGTTCCATCGGCCATCACGATAGACACATTGCCCGCTCGCCACCTCAAACCATTTGGCCTCGCCGTCGAGGTAAAGGAGGTCCGGGGCAAGCCCGGTCAAGTTGTAGTGCTTGACGTTCCGGTCAATGATGCGATTCCCGCTCGCATCGTAGAAATCGATCTGCCCGTAGCCGTAGCAATAGGGCCTCGCGTCCTCGGGCGCCGCCGTGTTCAGAGGCTCCCAGACATAGACCGAGTTTTCGCCGCACCGCTCGTATTCGCAGTCGGCATACCACAGCGTTGCGGCCCGTGACAGGCTCAACATCTTGGACATATCGCGTCTCCTAGCCTCGTACCCTCGTAGCCCTCAGAACGGCATGTGATCGGCATCGTCCGGGCATTGGTTGAAGCGACGGCCGCAGATAGAGCACTTGTGGAGGTACAACCGAATACGCAAGCCCGTGCCATGGCACCATCGGTAGGCAGCCCAGAACTTGCGGACATGCCACGAGTCACGGCAGGAATCCCAGTCGTCGTAATCCGATCGCCCGCAGCGGACGCAGACGAACGGCCAAAACCAATCTTTCTCAGCGCGATGGCCGATCAGCCAGCATTTCCAGTGCATTGCATTCCCCTGTGTTTCATGCGGGAATTCGGCCGATCGGGGGCAGGTTGCTAACATCCCCGCTGACAGGCCGATTTTTGAAATCCGCAACCCATTGACTCGGAAGCACTTCGCGATCATACTCGGCTGACTCTTAATCAGCGGGTTGTAGGTTCGAGTCCTACGGGGGGCATTACACTCGCCCTAAGTCCAGACGGGCCAAAGCCTTGCAAAAGCCTTTTTCTGCATGGACTTAGGGCGATTCGGGGGCTATTCCGCAGGCGGAACCCGGCGGAACAGGGCGGAACCTCGCGGAACCTCTGACGCAAACATATCCGCTAACACGATGTCAGATCGGCCCCGGTGATCTCGGCAAGTTTCCTGGCCTGGCCGCTCAGCCACTCAGCAACAATCCGCGCGACGGCCAGCCCCTTGGATTCTGTCGTCGTCTCACCCGCGTAACCGTCGAGGGCGGCGCGGAGGGACACCGCCCGATCGAGGGTGTCTAACTCGGCCTGGGTGAACATCCCGCCGAACCGCCTGAGCTTCGGACCATTGGCTTCGGCCTGGTCGTCATCCATCGTCTGAACTTCCGCCGCAAGTTTCTTCGACACGTCGCTTTCTCCGATAGGGTTCACTGGTCACTGGTGACGCAGATGTCACCACTTCAAGCCCGCCTGAAAGCCCTCTCCGCCCTGCGAACTCGCCGCACCTCCGCGGCGAACAGGTCTGGCCGCTTGGCCGGTTGCGGCATCGGGGCCGCCTGCTTGGCCCGGTGCGACGCGAGGTGTTCGGCCTGGTCGACCTTGTGCCAGAACGAATTGACTCCCATGGAGAACGGCAGCCCGTCCGGGTCGACTCCTCGCACCATCTGGCCCGCCGCGACCGCGACGATGTAGCCGCAGTAATCCCGGGCGGCCGGGAGGATTTGCCGAGGTTCAACGCGACTGGCCGGGAGGCCTTTTGCGTTGAGTACCGGGATCGTCCCGCCGCCGTGGTTCGTGATGCGTAGCATTTCGACTGCTCCCCACCCCTGGAAAAACTCGATGGAAAAACTCGGATGCGATTATTCCGGCCCGTTCACGCCGATGGGCACTCCTGCGGAGCCGGGACGAGCCGGCATCGCTCGATTGCAACGCCTCCTGCGATGCCCGCGAGGCCTACAACCGTCCGGCCGTCGCCGAGCACCCACGGGGCATACTTGATGCGATAGTGCCGCAGTTGGCCTAGGTCGCGATCGTGGCTGTATTCGACGAGCCGCCCCGGTACCCAGTCTCGGTAATCCTCGGCGGGTCCGTCGTCGAAGAGGCTAGGCCCGGACTCGAGTTCCTTGATCGCCTGGTCTACCCGCCTCTCGAGCCCCTTCGACTCCTGCAACACCTCCTGCGTCCGGGTCGCCGCGTTGAACCACTTCTTTTGCGCGGTCCGCATTTGCTTCACAAGATTCCTGAACTCGACTACTGTCATAAGCGGCCCTTTCCGACTCGATGAGCCCCGCCAAGGTGAGTCCTGTCCCGTGGCAAGGCATGCACTCCGCTAGCTCGAATCCGTCCCTGAACATGAGCACGATTTGGCCTTTGCCCCGGCAATGCGGGCACTTCATCGAAAAAAGCCCCAATCGTAAGCCGTGGTGTACAAGCCCCACGCCAGGAACGCGGCGGTAAGTGCGGCCAATCCGATGAATCGCAGTATTTTCATGACTCCCACCCCGGGAACCACTTGGCCGTAAATTTCGCCCACGTTTCGTAGTGCTCGACGCCGGGATAGTGGTGGAACACGTTTTCACGCGGCCCTATGACCACCATGGCTTTCCGGGCCGCCAATGCGGCGCCAAACTCGACGTGACGACCGCCGCGACCGTTCGTCTTTCGTGGTTCCTCGGTGAAGGAAACGACGACTTCTGATGCCATCAGGTCGTTCCAGTCCTCCATCGCGAACCGCCTGCGTTCGGCGTCCGCGGCCTGGACGCTCAATCCGTCCCGATCGAGCAATTCGTGCTCGCCCTTCAGCCATCGGCTAGTTACTCGATTCCCGTGTTCCTCGAGTTCATCGCGGTACTCGCAAAGCTCGAGACGCCTGGAATACCTCGCCGCAAGATAAAATATCACTTGTCATCCCCCTCGATTGCCTTGCGTTTCCGGCCCTCGCTCGAGTGCGAGTACCGGTCGATAGTGAGCGTGATCGTGCTGTGCCTCGCGAGGTCCTGAACCGTCCTCGGGTCAACGCCCCGCTCGATCAAGCGACTGATGAACGTGTGCCGGAGCGAGTGGAAGTCAATCACCCCCTCGGCGGTCCGCTCCGGGATGCCTGCGTTTCGCAGGTCTATCCGGAGCATGTCCATTGCCTTTGGTGTCCTGCCGTTGCTCGGGAAACGAAAGACCGGCTCACCCGCTGGCTTGGCAGCCAGGTAGCCTCGTAGCCCTTCGAGCAAGCCCCGGCGGATCGGCATGACGTCTCGCCGTCGCCGCTTGCTGTAGCCCGCCTCAACCGTCACCTCGCCCCGATCGAGGTCGAAGGACTCCGGCGTAAGGCTCGCGAGTTCGGCCGCCCTCAAGCCCGTCTCGGCCGCGAGGGTGTACGTCCACCATCGATCCCAACGGCCGATTTCGATGGCCTGACGCTTGCTCTTGGTCCGGCCGTAAACCTGGATCGTCGGCCCCTCGGATGTGGCCTCGAGGAGCCGGATGTATTCGCCTTCCGTCAGCGCCCGCCGAACCCGCCGCCTGTCAACGCATTCATTCACGGGTTTCAACAAGGCTAGCCAACCCGGCACCTCTCGCAACCTACCAACGCCGGCAAGCCACCTAATCCAGCCTCTAAGCGATCCGAGGGCGTGGTTGGCTGTTCTGCTCGACTTTCGTCCGCGGATGCGTCCTAGGGCAAAGGAGAGGCCTTCCGGGCGAAGATCTGAAAGCCGGGAGACTCCCGATTCGGCGAGGAGCCGCAAAATCGCCCCGCAGACGTGATCTGCATGCTTGCTCGTCCCGCCCTTCGACGCGAGGTAATCCCGGTAGGCGGCCACATGCTCCGCCACCGGAACCCGGCTGGCCTCGCGAGCCGTCCGGTCGACCGCCTGTATGAGGCCTTGCCGGATCAGGTCGGCTTCGGCCTCGAGCTTGCGGGCTAGCTCGAGTGTCCGTTTCTTGTCCGTAAACCCGGCCTTGTACTTCCGCCGGCCGTCGTGGTCGATGTAATGCGCCGTCCACTTGCCAGCCGGCCCGGCGTCTCGCTGGTGCTTACGCTTGAATGCCCCGGCCATTGCCGCACCTCGATTCGATCCACCTCGCCAGTGTTTCCGACTTCCACCGAGGGAGCCGGCCGATGTGCAGGTCTGGCCCGGGAAACTCGCCGCTCGACCGGAGTGCCCGGAAGGTCCGGTCGGTCACGGCGAGGGCCGCGGCGATCTGGGCAGGTTCCAGGACGATCGGAGTGCCGGGCGGGATCGAGGCGCCCGGCCTGGCCTTCGGTTTGGGCTTTCGCTTGGCCATGGTCACTCCAGCCAAATGGGCCGCCATACCCTCAAGTCGATCCCGGTTCGCCGGACCGTCCGGCAATCCCAACGCTGTTTCGTCCGGGTCACGAGCACGAAGCCGAAGAACGGGTATTGCTCCGCGGCAACCTTCAATTTCACGTTCGCGTCATCACGCATGAATCCCTTCGTCTCCCAGAAACACAGGTCGCCGTCGCGGTCGCGAGTGAGGAAATCCGGCGTGTATCGGGTCCGGCCCGCGAGCCTGAGCGTGATCGGCTCTCGCCAGACGCCGAGGAGCACGCCGGCCGCGACGGCATCGAGCGCCCGGCGGTGGAAATGCCGCTCGAGCTTGTTCATGCCGTCGTCGACGGCCTTCGACGGCGGCCGGGGGATCGGCGGGAGCGGTCGGGCCTCACTCGCCTTCGGGTACAGGTGCTCGATCCCCAGCAGCCGGCATTGCTCGCGAGTGAGGCCCATCGGTCAACCCGCCTTTCGGTTCGTCGCCTTGGCCTTGCGGCCCTCCTCGAGCCTCTCCACCGCGGAGGCAACCTCGCGGTCCAGGTCCGCGGCCTGAGCCTTCGCCCAATGCTCCCAGTAGCCGGAGAGGGCTTCCCGGATCGCGTCCGCGGCCTTGGCTCCGATCCCCTTGATATCCTCGATTTGCTTGGACTTCTCGCCGTCGCCGCTCGTGAAGTCGACCAAGGCGCCGAAGGTCTTGATGTCTTCGGCGATGAGCTTGTTCGCGATGCCGGGGGCGAGCCCGAAATCGCACAAGCTCTCGATCGGATTCGACCGCCACGCCTGGCTATCGTCTCCGTCCGCGGCCTCCGCCGAGGTGCCCTCCGCCATGAATGGGAGTTCGCTTTGCGGATCATCCATCCGGCGGAGGTAGCTTTCCAAGCACTCCTGCTCGGCCTCGAGCGCGGCCTTGGCCCGCTTGCGAGCGGCGTCGGCCTCCGTGAACGCGAACCGGGCCGATACGATCCGCTTGCTGTAATCGCGTAGCTTCTCGAGCTTGCTCGAGTCGGTCGGCATGGTCGCCGCGGGTCTGGCCTCCGGAGGGGCGCCCTCCACCGGCTCCGCTACTTCGGCCTGGTCCTGAATCACTTCCGGTTCCATAAATCACTCCCGGTTGGTCAACTCGCCGTCCTGGCAGACTTGCCAATCTTTCCGAGACTGGCCTTAACCTTCGCATGCTCCACCTTCCACCGTTCGAGGTCCGCGAGCCGTTGCTCTCGCTCCTCGGGTGTCTCCGGCTTGGCCTGATGGCCGACTATCGGCGTCGAGACGTAGGGCACCTCGCCGCGTGCGTGCGGCGCCGAGGGCTTGGGCCTGCCGGTCTTGTCCGGCGAGGCCGATTGTTCCGCGAACTCCTCAGCCTTGCACATCTGGGCGGTCTTGCGGAGCCAGGCGAAAGTCTTCGGCGTGCTCCCCCCGGCCATGCGTCGGGCAGCGTACAGCCACCGCCAACCCTCGATCGCCTTGATGCCGGCGAGGTCGCCGTTCCGGTCCATCTCCGCGGCGACTTCCACCGTCTGGAGGGAGTCGGCCAAGAGGTTGCGAGCCTCACGCCAATCCCCCAAATCTTCGCCCGATCGGACGCCTTCCGGGGGCAATTCGGCCGTAACGCCGTTATGGTTGCGCGTGCATAACGTTACGTTACGAGCGCGTAACGTATTCTGCTCTCTCTCTGTTTCTGTATTTCTTTCTTCAGAGAGGGGTCCAGGGGAGAGATTTCGGGGGTCGTTACGGTCGTTTTCGGGCCGTAACGCCGTTACACCGCGTTTCTCGGCCTGCTGTTGACGCCACCGCCGCTGCCTTTCGGCGTTTGTGCGGTCCTTCGGAGGCTGCCAGTAATCCCAATCATGAACCGTGAGTGTCTCGCCGTCCCGGTCGAGTAGCCCCGCCCCGAGCAATACCTCAATCCACCTCGCCACCGTCGCCGGCTCTCGCCTGGTCCAATGGGCGATCACCTTGAGCGGGGGCCAAACGCCCTCCCGCTCGAATCTCTTGGCCGCGAGGAGAATTTGAACCCACCCCCACCGCTCCGCGTCCGAATCGAGTTCGGCGAGCTTCACGGAATCCAGGGTGTCGGTCCAAAGGCGGAGCCATGGCATGGGAGGGCCTCAGACGCTCTCAGACGCTTCATCGAGTCGGTACGTCGCAAGACCCGTCGATCTGTCCCGCGACATCACAGTGATCGAATGACCGGCCTTCCTGAGGTCGCTGATCCGGCTGGTGTACTTCCGGGCGATCCTCGCGAGTTCGTCATTCGTCGCCGGCCCCTGGCGGAGCCTGGCGAGGATTCGGCCGTTCTGCCCGGTCAGGCGGATCGTTTCCGGCCCGTCCGCGACCGCCGGGTCGCTCGGCTGGATGGGCAGGCTGGTAGGGATCGCCATGAGTCCCGCCTGCCTCATGGCGTCGAAGAATGACCGCTGGGTCTTGTTCACGATGCGAACTCCGCGGGGTCAACCTGGATGTAATCGTCTGCGTCTGCGTCGTCGTCGCCCGGCTCTCGCTCTCTAGGGGCAGGGGAGGGCGCGAGGGCCTTGAGGGCCTCTCGCCACTTCAAGCGAGCGTATGCCTTGGCTTCTGTGTCGAACTCGTCGCCGAACCGATCCCACGCCAGAGCCGCGAACTTGTCGCGTTGCCCGGCCCTCACCTCGTCCGGGGCGTTGATGAGGCTTTGCGAGCGAGCCCACTTCAACAGGTGCCCCGAGAGTTGCCATGTCGAGAGAAGGTCAGTGACACCCGGCGTCATCTCGCCGTTGCTGTCAGTGTGCTTGTCGAGCCACTTGGCATTCACCTCTTCAACCACCGACTTGATCCACTCGCCGTAACTCTTGACGGTCGCCGGATCGGCATAAGCCCCGGAGCCATGGCCCGATTGGTTGTCGTGGTTGACGGCGTGGTGTTCTTTCGGGCCGGAGTCGGCGAACTCGTAATCGGCGTTATCGGCGTCGATGGCCGCGGCCA